CTTTGCCGCCACCGTTGACGCGGTCAAGCCAGCTATTGTAGCCGTTGGTCTTGCCCATGAGGACATCACCAAAGGCGGGTCTGTCGCCCTTAGCACCCATGCCGCCACCGTCAAACATGTCGCCAAGGTTCTTATAGCCAGCGCCCTTGCCGCCGCCGTTGATCATGTCCCACACGCCAGTGTAGCGTTCCGCTTGCGCTGGGGCTGCCGCAGCGGGGCGGGCTGGGGGGCGCGAACTGGTGTGGGCCGAAGAAGCCCCGTTTGTCTGGCGAACGCTTGGCCCCGGCTGGGGGCGATCAGCCGCCTTGGCAATCTGGTTTGCCGTTCCAGCGGCCATGTTGGATTGATGGCCAGACTTAAGTGCGGCACCTGATTTTGTGGTGTCACCACCGTCATAGTATCCAAGGCGACCACCTTCAGCCTTGCTGTATGGCAAGCCGCTTTCACCGTACGGTGTACCCTTGGTAATATCGCGGGTGTGGCGGCTGAAGATGTGCTTGGCGACCTTGAAGCCCGCCATGCTGTTGCCTTCGCCCATCGCAGAGATGATGTCGGCTGGGATGACGTAGGAGCCGGAGGCAACGTGCATCGGCAGGTGGTCCGTGCGGCCCGCTACGCTGCTGTGGATGGCACCCTTATGGACTTTGCCCCCTGTGGCGCGGGCGGTGCGAAGTGCTGCCGCCACGGCCTGCTTTTGGGGGTGTCCGGCCCGCACCATTTCCGAGATGTTCTTGGAGATAGTTTCTTGGGATGAACCCTTTTTCAACGGCATTTCGTTATCCTTCCGAGTAAGACACGACAAGGGTCATACCCGTGCCGGGGACCACTACCAGTCCGCTGTTGTAGGGCATGTTGATAACCGAAACGCCTTGAACGTTGTCAACAACGGCAAGGGCATTGGTCAGGGTGGTTGTCAGGCTGCTGTCGTAGACCATGGCATCGGTCGATCCCGCCACCACCACGCTGACAGATGCCAAGCGGCCCTGCCCCGTTGCAACCAGAGTGGTGGTTGTCATGGTTGCGGATCGCTTCGCCCCCTGAACCTTTATATAGGTTTGGGCTGCCGTATTGAGCGCCACGGCGATGTTCTTGGCAGCCGTAAGAATATCTGAAAGCGATGACATCAGAACTTCCCATCTGGTTGGAAGCGGTATCGGATGTTTCCAAGCCGCCAGAAAGAGTTGAGGTCGTTGCTTTCGACCTTGATGGACACAAGCCGTGCGCGAAGGCGCGGCGTTACAAAGTCTGTCCCCTGCGTGACCGTGTAGGCATATTCCCGTGGCGTATCGCCGGGGTAGTCTGCCGTGTAGAAGGTAATCGTGACCGTGGCGTTCTGCGATTGATCGTACAGGCCCCACTTCATGTCCGGCCAGACTTGGTCAATGAACGTCTTTAGGTCGCCTTCCTGCACCGCAAAATAGCCCGTCTGGAACCAAGCGTTCATCGGCAGGTCATCGGCGTTGTTCGAGGTTTCGTGCTGGTAGATGTTAAGATCGCCACCTGCACCAATCGGCGGCCCGAAGACGCTCTGGTCGATCCATGCGGTACGGGTCAGCGTTCCATAGTCCCACTGGTTCAGCAGGGTGTTGTACTTGGCATAACGGGAGGGGACGCCGTTTGACCCAATGGTGGGGTAATACCATGTGATCTCGCCAAAGCGCGAGTTCGGGGCGCAGCGGATGTTTTCCCAGTTGCCCTGATCTGGGTCGATGTCTTGGAAGATCACATCCCAGATCGGGCAGTTGACTGTTTCCACGCCAGCGCCGGACAGCTTGAAGAACTGGCTTTGGCTCATCCAGTAAACCTCGCCGGACAACGTCCCAGCGGCGTGGCGACCGATCAGGCCGCAGCCAGATGCAATTTCGTTAAACGAATAGACCAGCGGCAGGTTGATGTACTGCATTGACCACAGGGCAAGGTCAGTCCACAGCAAGCCTTGTTGCGGACCCTGAATGCCACCAACGATCTTGGACCCCTTGGGGATGCGGAACGATCCGGCTTGGTTGGTGACAGTTCCAACCCAATCGGTAAAGTTGCTGACATCGCACCACCGCACCAGCATGGGGTCTTGGAACCCCGTAAACGTTGAACCATAGGCCACGATCTGACGTTCAGGCATGGCGACAAACATGCCCTCGTTGACCAGCGGCGCATTTGGCATGACACTCGCACGACCCGTGGTTTGGGCAGGGTTCCAGAAGAAAATCTCACCACCGTGAGGGGACGCCACCAAGTATTCACCCCAGTTGTCCAGCGCCCAGTCCGTTGACGTGGGGTCGGGCATCACAAAGGCCCAAGTGATCACGTTGAACGTGTTGCCAAATGGAATACCCGTGAAGGTGAACGTGCTGTTGGTGGGGCCTGCAACCGCCGATGTGACGGTGAAAGTGTTGGCCGTTGGCGTGTTAGTGTCGCGGATAATTGTGCCAGGCGTGACGTAGACCACCGTGCTGGGAATTGTGACCGTAGTGATGGTGCCAACCGTGCTGACCGTGGTGCCAGCATACTGCCGCCCAATTGCAATGGATGAACTGACAAGGCCGTAGCCGCCGAAACCGTAACCGCCCGCGCCATAGCCTGTCGGCGGGGTGGCTTGCAGGCCGATGTAATAGATGACCTGTGCCTTGCCGCCGTTCATAAAGACAGTTTCGGCAGTTGTGGGGGCGCTTGAGGCGGCGATGGTGAACGTGTTTACGGTTGGTACCGATGTGACAAGGTAATTGCCATAGAGCGTGACGCCACCGACCACTGTTGAAACCTGAACAGGGAAAGTGGACCCAACCGCATAGTTGTGGTTCGGCAAGGTGACCGTGATGGTCGGGGTTGCGGGCGACGATGTGGATGTGAAGCTGGGCACCACGCCGCCGCTGGCCGAAGACGCGATAAACGTGCCACTAGACGCGCTGCCAAGGTTGGTTGCCGTGGAGAACGTAAACGTTCCAGAGGAAGATGTCAGGACGGTGTACGGGCCAGCAAAGGAACCCGCGCCCGTGAAGACAACTGTGGCCCCAACAGCAACCGTGGTGCCCGTGGGGTGTGTTACCGTGACCGTGTAGGGGCCGACACCAGTGGTTGCTATGGTGGTGACAGAGAACGTGTTGTCGGCAGTATCTGGAACGCCGATGACGTTTGTGGCAAAAATATTGTAGCTGTTTGCGCTGTCTGCCGGATTTGCCGTGCAGGAATAGTAACCAAACAGAATGATACCATTTACGCTGATCGGCGTCTGGATGTAGACTGAGTCGTACGATGAAACGTTTGACCCGCTGTCGGTGACCAGAACCTGCGAACTGGCGTAGGTTGTCTTCATGTTTACGGTCAGGCTTGTCGTGTAATACATGGGCGACAAGTTGATCGCTGGGTTGCCGCTTTCGCTGGCATACAGGGAATTGTCCGTGCCGATCCCAAGATACTGGTGGGTGTTGGTGTCAGCCCAAGCGTGAAGGGCGCGGACAGTTGCGTTCCACGATGTGGTGTTGATGAACTTCGTCCACCCGCCAAGCTTTTGCGGCAAGCCTTGACCCTGCCGATCCGGCAGAAAGCGGATCAGGTTGGTGTCCCAGATCGCGGCCTCGTTCAAGGCTTCGGTGCGGTTCTGGTCAACGCCGGGTATAAGCTTCAGGCTGGCGTGGGGCATGTGTTAGCCTCGTGTTGGGCTGGCAGCGGTTGCCGGAGATTGTGACGACCACGCCGCGCCTTCAAACTTTTTGCGTGCCTCTTCAACACCAGCCGACTTCAGTAGCAACTGATACTGGCCTTCGTAGCTCTGCGCCATCTGCGGATCGTCGCTTTCCTTGCCGAAGTTGCGCTGGTAGGCCGAGATATAGATCATCGACGCCATCACCAGCAGGTCGGGCAGATACTGGCTGATGAAGGTTGTGGGCACCGATGCTGACAGGGATGCGGGGCGGATCGTGCCAACCACTTCGACGTAATAGTCAATTGCGGGGACAGGCCCCACATAGAACAGCGTCTCGTTGAACGGCACGAAATACTTGGGCTGACCACGGTTTGCGGCCACCGAAGACCCGTAAACCGCATCCAAGAACTCCTTGGTTGTCGGCATCAACGGAACGCGGGTTCCAGTGTCTGGGTCGGTAGCCGTGGTGGCATTCAGGATCAGGTTGATCTGTTCGCTGACCACAAAAGACGTTCCATCGCCCAAGTCTTGCGAGAACGACAGGTTGCGATTGCCTGCGTTCAGCTTGTATCCCAGCCCATGCAGGGACGTGGACGTGAACATCAGGTCCAGATCGCGGCAGATGCGAAGGCTGGCATAGTCGATCATCATGGGCAGGATGGCCAAGAAGTTTGGGTCATCCTCCGCCACGACCGCCATCTGCGCGATCTGCGTCTTGTATGTGGTGTAAGTTAAGCCAGCCATGCCGTCACCCCTGTGTCTGCGATGACCTTACATCATCCGAGCAGTTTAGCCAATGTCTTAGGTCCGACGATGCCATCAGCGGCCAGACCGTTGGCGGCCTGCCATTTTTTGACCGCGCTTTCGGTGCCGGGCCCAAACACGCCATCGTCATCAAGCCCCAGTTCGGCCTGCAACCGCTTGACGTTTTCGCCCGTGGAACCCTTCTTTAAGACGCCGGGGATCGCCGCAGCGGTGGCAATGGGCGCAGGTACCGCACCACCCAAGACAGCCAAAGCCTGCTCAAAATGCTTGCGCCGATCCTCTAGGCCAATGGACCCCCCATTCACCAGCTTGGTCATCTTTACAATGTCGGCCTCGTCACAGGCGATGTTGATCTTTCGGCTGGCCCAGTACCAACAGGCGCTTTCCAGAGCGCCTTTTTTGGTCTGAACATAGTCGATCACTTGTTCCGGCGACATGCCAACGCTCTTGCCAAACGCAGTATAGTTGTCGCGCCCGGTCAATTGGATCACGCCGCGCCCACGAAAGCGGTAGCCATCGCCCTCTTGCACGTTGCCCATACGGCCACCATAGATGATATTGGCGATCTTTTCAGGCTGCTTGGCATAGTCCGCTGCATTACGTCCGGCTTTGGAAAAATACTTGGAGAAAAGCTTTTCCAAGGTTTCGGCGCGATAGCCCAGGTTCTCAGATAGGGCCGTGAAATTCATGCTCTCATGGCCCGTTTGCGCGAAAAATCCCGCAATACGGTTGGGGGTATTGATCTCATATTTAGGCAGGATTTCCATTGCCGCATCAGCCCATGCCGCCGCTTCTGCATTGCCATGCAGGATGTGGACGATCTGTTCCTTGTTCATTTCTTCTTCTTCCCAACAGCCTTAATGACATCGGTCACATCGCCCGTGACAGCGGTCTTGATCAAGCCCTCAACCGCAGGCGGCAGATCGACCTTGTCCAGCACCGCGTCTGCCATCTTTTCCTTAACCTTGCGCCCGATCAGGGCACCAACCAAACGACCGATCATTCTACCTTCTCCTCGTCTTGAGTTTTGCTGCGGTTGTTGCCCGCCGCCATGACACCACCCAGCGCCCCGACAATAAACGATGCGATGGGGGTCAAGAGTTCAAAGAACTTGCGGTCATTCT